TTGTACAAAGCAGGGAGATACAAGGGGTTTGAGGAAGCGGCCTTTAGTTCCTTGGAAAACTATGAGGCGAACCCACAGGGAGAAGTTTACGTTATATATAACAAAGCTTGGCCTGAGTGGGTGAAGGTTGGGATGGCTGTAGATTCCAATGACAGGCTAAAGAATTATCAAACGTCCTCACCTTTTAGGGACTACGCTTTACTGTACTCCTATGAAGTAAACGATAGGAGAGTTGCGGAATCTGCGGCACACGTAAGGTTAGCCAAAGAGTGTGACAACATTAATGAGTGGTTTAAGTTACCCCACGCTGTAGCTAATGAACTAATACTGGAAGTGATCCATGAACACTAAAACAACGGATAACTTAGTGCAAGACATCTACGATCTAATGGTCAGTAAGGACGCTGATCCATCCGTAGACGTTGAGGCAGAGATAGACAAGTTTGGTGAGGGTGTTAAGGCTCTTATGCGTACAGAGTTTGGCAGGGAGAAGCGTAAGGATAATCGTAAGTTACGTCTGTCTAACATTGGGCGCACCGATAAGTACCTATGGAATCATGTCAATGGTACTGAGGGCGAGGACATCTTACCACACACGTATGTAAAGTTTATGTACGGTCACTTGATTGAGGAGATGTTGTTGTTCCTTACTCGCATGGCAGGACATAGTGTAACTGACGAACAGAAGGTATGTAAAGTTGAAGGAATTGTGGGTCACATGGACTGCAAGATTGACGGTGTTGTTACTGATGTCAAGTCAGCAAGCAGTTATGGGTTTAAGAAGTTCAAGGATGGCTCGCTTGCCTTTGACGATCCCTTTGGTTATATTGATCAGATCAAAGCCTACGCTCACTCAGAAGGAGACAGGAAGTTTGGATGGTTAGCTATGGACAAAGCCAACGGACACCTGACCTACCTCAAGTACGACTTGGATGATAAGGATGCTAGAGTTTACGATGCGCTGTCTCAGGATATAGCAGAGAGAGTACGTCATGTAAAAAAGCTAGTGGGGCATCCAGAGCCAGAGTTACTTTGTTACGAACCTTTGCCCGATGGCAAGTCAGGAAACTTAAAACTCTCCGTTGGTTGCTCCTACTGTCAATTCAAAAAACATTGCTACCCAGACTTAAGAGTATTCAATTATTCCTACGCTCCTAAGTTTCTCTGTAAGGTGGTTAAGGAACCTAACGTACAGGAGATCATACTAGATGAAGAAGGTTTTTAGATCGGGACTTGAGTCCGCTCTTTATGATCAACTTAATAAAGAGTTTAAGTATGAGCCTTACAAGTTACCTTACATTATACGTAAGAACTATCTTCCAGACTTTGTACATGAAGACAAGAAGATACTGATTGAGGCCAAGGGTTACTTTAGAGTAGGGGACACACAGAAGTACACATCCATAAGAGATTCTATCGGAGACTGGGAGTTAGTATTTGTGTTGTCAGACCCTAACAAAAAAGTAAGGAAAGGTAGTAAAATGACAATGGGGCAGTGGTGTGACAAGGAAGGTTTAGCACACTTCACTGTAAAGACAACTAAAGAGTTACTGAAGTATGTGAGGAATAAAAATGTCACTAACACTTGAGGAATTAAAGGAAGAAGTAATCAGGGAGTATGATGTTGTTCTGTTGTGTGAAGTGTTGGACATAACCCCCGAAGATGTTTTGGAAGCTTTTGAAGATCGTTTAATTATTAATAGAGATAAATTCACAGAGGATACTGAAGATGAGACTTAATGATGCAACTCCTGCTGAGTGGGATAGGTTACGAAAGGAAATACCCGCTATTGAGAAAGTGCCTAAGATTGACACGGCTATGAAAGCCTACCATGACATAGCGAATAGTGAACTTGAGGATGTAGTTAACAAACCTAAGCATTACAACACTGGTAATATTGAATGTATTGAAGCAATAGAGGAGTCCATGTCCAGTGTTGCATTCAAAGGGTATCTCAAGGGCAACTGCATGAAGTACCTGTGGCGTTATGATTACAAAGGTAAGCAGGTAGAGGACTTAAATAAAGCTAAGTGGTACTTAAACAAACTAACCATTATGGTTTCCAAGGAGAACAGTTAATGGATCAATATCAGCAGTTTATACATAAGTCTCGCTACGCACGTTGGATGCCTGAAGAGAAACGTAGAGAGACTTGGGAGGAGACAGTACAGCGTTATGTGGACTTCTGGGTCAACCGTGGACAGCTTGACAAGAAGACAGCCAAACGCCTGTACAACGGAATACACAGCTTAAAAGTAATGCCGTCAATGCGATGTATGATGACAGCGGGGGAAGCATTAGACAAAGACAATGTAGCAGGGTTCAACTGTAGCTACTTACACATAGACTCACCTCGTAGCTTTGATGAGTTGATGTATGTCTTGATGTGTGGTACAGGTGTAGGCTTCAGTGTTGAGCGTAACTTTATCAACAAGCTACCGATGGTTGCTGAGTCCTTCCATAAAACTGACAGTATGATTGTTGTCTCCGATAGTAAGATCGGTTGGGCTTCCGCATTCCGTGAGTTGATAGCTATGTTGTACGCAGGTAAAGTACCTCAATGGGATGTGAGCAAAGTAAGACCTGCCGGAGCAAGGCTTAAGACATTCGGTGGTAGAGCAAGCGGCCCTGAGCCTTTGGTAGATTTGTTTAACTTCTGTATAGAGGTATTCACCAAGGCCACAGGACGCAAGCTGACATCCATTGAGTGTCACGACATCTGCTGTAAGATAGCTGACATTGTAGTGGTGGGTGGTGTACGTAGGTCTGCTTTGATTAGCCTGTCTAACCTATCCGATCCACGAATGGCTAAGGCTAAGATGGGTGATTGGTGGCGCAGTGAAGGACATCGTAGACTAGCTAATAACAGCGTAGCGTACACAGAGAAGCCTGACTTTGAGTCCTTCCTGTCTGAGATGCAGAACATGTACGAGTCTAAAGCAGGTGAGCGTGGTATCTTTAGTAGAGTTGCGGCACAGAAGATAGCCGCTAGGAATGGACGTAGAGACCCTGAGCAGGACTTTGGTACTAACCCTTGCTCTGAGATTATCCTACGCAGTAATCAGTTCTGTAACCTGTCTGAGGTGGTTGTACGTGCTAATGATACCAAAGCTACCCTTAAGGAAAAAGTAGAACTAGCGGCTATCATAGGGACTCTACAGGCTACTCTGACTGACTTCAGGTATCTACGTAAGTTGTGGCAGAGAAACACAGAGGAAGAGGCATTGCTTGGTTTAAGCTTGACGGGCATTATGGATCACAAGGTCTTAAGTAATGACATAACATCAGCAAAGTGGTTGGAGGATTTAAAAGATGTGGCAATCAAAACTAATAAAGCTTGGGCAAAAAAGTTGGGAATCAATCAGTCAGTGGCTATTACGTGCGTTAAGCCTAGTGGTACTGTGTCTCAGTTGGTCGATAGCGCTAGTGGCATTCATCCTAGGTTTTCTAAGCATTACATTAGAAGAGTTCGTTCAGACGCGAAAGACCCGCTTGCACAGTTCATGTCAGCAGGAGGATTCCCTGTAGAGCAAGACATCATGTCCCCTGCATCCTTAGTCTATAGTTTCCCTGTCAAGTCACCAGAGACTAGTGTTACAGTCAAACAGGTGGGTGCAATGGAACAGCTTAAGTTATGGAAGGCTTATCAGAACCACTGGTGTGAACATAAGCCAAGCATCACTGTTTATTATACAGACGATGAGTTCTTGGAAGTAGCACAGTGGATTTGGAATAACTTTGACTTGTGCAGTGGGATTAGTTTGTTGCCAGTAAGTGATCATGTGTATCAGCAAGCTCCTTATGAAGACATCAGCGAGGATAAGTATCAGGAGTTAGTACAGCAGATGCCTGTGGGTGTTGATTGGAATGACCTTGAACATTTTGAACAAGAGGATAATACTACAGGTTCTCAAGAGTTAGCGTGTGTAGGTGGAGCATGTGAAATAGTATAGAGTTGTAACTTGTTATAAAACTAAGGGGCCTTAAGTGGCCCCTTTTTTTATTCTTCGTCTTCTAGTGCAGAAACAACCCCTGCTGTCGTTAGCAACCCTGCGGCCCCTGCTGTCCCTTGTAGTTTTCTTTTAGCTGAATTAGCTCTAGCTACGTCAGCCTCAGTAACTTGGGGTTTAGAAAGCCTCATGGCTCTTTTCGTATAAGCCTCGTTTGTTTCTTTTGGCAGTTGTTTTACACCTGTTACTTTTTCTGTTTCTTTCAGTGCTTTGTTAATCTTTCTTTTTGTCATGTTGGTTTTTATTTGTTTGTTGTTATACTTAGCACCTGTTTTAATTGAAGACTCAATCAGCGGAGAGACAGTAATTAAACCATGACCACCAACAGGGTCTTTACCAAAGATGTCATGTCCATCGCTTAACATTGTATACATCTTTTCTTTGTTGGGATCAACTACAACAAAAGCATTAACGCCCCCTAATTCTTTTTGTCTTGAATTATAAGACTGCTGTGTAACTAAGTAACCTTCAGGTTTTTTAATGTCTGCAAGATTTCTAGCGCCAACAGAGTTTCCTGCTTCATCACTTACTCTCGCCATTTTTATCGCTTTAGTATCTAACAGCTTATTAAAAGAGTCTAAAACTTTCTGTTCTCCCTTTTGAAGCTTTGTGCCTTTAAGTGTTTTTGCTCTAGCTCTTAATAAATCATTTACAACTTGACTGGGCTGACCACTAACACCTAGTTTTTTCATTAGCTGATAGGTGTTGTTATTTAAAGTAGAAGCTATCTGCATAAACTCTACCATTCCTTCAGAGTCTAATTTAGCTTTGGGTTTTATCCCTGAAGATTTGCGGAGATTATTAATAACTTTTAAATAAGTGTCTGTAGATTTTCCGTGGAGTGACCTAACTACCTGCGCCCCTCCTCCTGAAAGACCAATAGATTCTACGTAACCTACATTTTTATCTACAGAAGGGTCTTTAATTTGATAGTCATATCTATAGTTTTGTTTTTTAATATGAGGGCCATCAGTCAAATGCTTGGTAGCTCTTTGAATTATAGACTCTGGAATCTCACCTGTAGTTCTAAATCCTTGGCCTATGCCCTTAGACAGAGTAGCTACGTCTGATCTAGCAATTCTTGAATCTAAATAGTTAAGACCTACAACCTTCTCAAGTAAGGAATCCTCTGGCATATCAAGTTGCCTATTGATAGAGATAGCTGTCTTTTCTGCGTCTTGTCCAACATCACTTACCCAATCATCTAACTTTGTATCAGAGATACCTAAAACCCTGCGTTTTGCAACAGCCGCAGGATCAATGCTTTCCTTAACAGCAGGAGCTACAGACTTTCCGTATTCTTTTATAAAGTTTATTCCCCCTTTTACAGGGTTAGTATAAAACTCAGCAATATCTGTTGGGACGTTTTGTGCTACCCTGTTTATCAGGTTCCCTGCGCTTGAGAAGAGACCTTTGCCTCCTCTTATAACTGCTCCTCCAATCGGAATAGCCCCCAAAGCAGATAACATGCCCATACCTGTTCTGCCCTGCTCAAAATACTCTTTAGCTTCCTTAGCTGAGATAGCTTCACCAGACACAGGAGCAAAAGAAAGTTGAGTGTAAGCCA